TACTTAGCACCAAAGAATTGAAGAAAGCGGTTGCTGGAAATAACCAAATCGCAAAGGAAAAGTAATGGAGAATATCATAGAAATGCGTAATGCTGATCAGGCACCACAGGAAAATGCAGGTCTCAATGTAGAGCAACCTGCAATACCTAACGGGGAATTACCAGTAGATACTGGTGTGTCTGAATCAATTACGGAAGAAACAACACAAGAAGTTTCCCCGAAAGACGACTCGACTCGTTTTGAATATTGGCAATCACAAGCTGATAAAGCCAAGGGTGAGTTAAGTACGATCCGACAAGAATTGGATTATTATAAGAACAGTCTTGCTCCTGTTGAGCAGATGATCCGTAATAATCCTGATGTTCTTGACCGATTGGAACGATCACCCTCCAGTGAACAATCTCAAGCATACCCAAATGGATTGCAACAGACTTCATTGAAGGAGCCTAAAGCACCTGAAAGACCACATTCATACAATGAGGTTGATGCTTATAATGATCCAGAGAGTGATTCATTTAAGTATCGATTAGCTAAAGAAGAATATCGTGATAACTATCTTGGTTTTTTGCAACAAAAAGATCAGGTTAGAGAGCAGGAAATGCAAGCACAATACCAAGCTCAAATGTTACAGCAACAAAACCAGATGTTGCAGACACAGGCTCATAGCCATGCTGTCAATTCATATGGTTGGGATGCTAATAAAGCAAATGACTTTGTACAATGGGCACAGAATCCTGACAATCTTACGATGGACAATTTAGCTAAGTTGTTTGAATTAAGAACAAGTACTGACCCAGTAGTGCAACAAAGAACACAAGAAATGCAAAATCAGGCAGAACGTTTAGCTGTTCCTAAAACTGCAGCAGTGCAGACAGGAAAAGCTGAACAACCTAGAACTGATGAGCAGTTGTTTAGTGATGCATTATTAGGAAGGTAGTTTGTTGTAAAGTAAACTAGAATAATAGGAGACAGAAAATGGCAGCTACAGAAAAGCTACTAAAAGCTTCTGGTGTACTTTATGAGGATAGACGGAATTTTTACATTGATCCTCAGGTCACTAAGGAGCTATGGACAGACGTTGCCCCGTTTACTACAATGATTAGTAATCAGGAAATGCGAAAAGTCCCAGACCCAGTGTTTAAGATGTTTGAACATCGTAATCCTTGGGTAAAACAATCTTTCAAGGCAGGTGCAGGTTCTGCTACATCAATAGCTGATAATGATACAGCAGTAGCAATTGACACCATAACTGAAATAAAAGGCCTACCAGACTGTGATGATTCATGGATTGGTTTGGTTTGTGAGTGTTGGAACTCTGATGAAGATACTAAGCTAGGAGTTGTGGTAGTTAAAGCAGTTACTGATACAAGTCATGTAACAGTTGTATCTTTAAGTGGAGCTTTCAGCCCAACAACTAGCAGTGTTTACCATGTAATTGGTAATGCACATGGTGAAGGTGGCTCAGCTCCAGAAGCATGGGCAGATGAGCTAGACGTTGTTTACAATGCTTGTCAGATCTTTAAAACACCTTTACAGGTTACTGGTACTCTAGAAGCAGCAGTACTTCGTGGAGAGTCTTCAGAATTGGCTAGACTTCGTAGGCAAAAGGCTCAAGAACACAAAATGCAAAAAGAAAAAGCATTTCTTTTTGGTTCTCGTGTTGGTGGTACTGGTTTGCAAGAAGCATCTTATGCGGCTGGTAATAACGACACTAACAACGATGAAACATTCGCAGATGGTGGAAGAGTTGATGCATCAGGAAATCTAATTCGTTCAACATATGGAATTATTTCAGCATTAGAAAAGTATGGTGAAGCTACTTCTACACATGATGCACAAAACGTATTTACTGTTGATAGTTCTTACGCTTATGGTGACTTTGTAGATGATATGGAAAAAGTATTTCAGTACATTCCAGAATCAGGTGTTAAACGTGCTTTTGTTGGTGCTGGTGCTTTGGGTTACTGGTCTAAAATGGCTGGTGCTTCAGGGTTATCAGGTAATTCTGGTTGGACAGTTAACTTACAAGACATGAAACGTGATTCTCTTGGATTTAACTATAGAGTACTTGAAACACCTCATGGAATGTTGCAGTTGATTCCAACTCCAGCATTACGTGGGCCTTATAACAAGTACATGGCAGTTGTATCTGATGAAAATCTATTCCATGCAGTTTATCGTCCTTCATTGTATCAGACAAACATTAAGACCGATAATGCCTTTGATGGTGTTAAAGATCAATACATGTCTGATGAAGGTATTGGTATACAGCTAATTGAAAGTCATCATCTGTTTAAGATCACAGCGTAAGGAGGCTTATTATGGCTAGACCTTATTTAGGTGGTTCAAGTGCAGGTGTCAAGGAATTGACTGCCGCTTCAACTTTAACTATTGCTGATAGCGGTAAAGTTTTCATGCTTAACTCAACTTCTGAGTTTGCAACAACTTTACCTGCTCCTAGTAATATTGGATGGGAAGCTACATTTATTGTAAAAGGTGCACCTTCTGGTGCAAGTTATACAGTAGTAGCTCCATCGGGTGCAATACTAGGTTCAGTAAGTGCTGGTGCTGCTGATGATGTGGCAGATACAAGTGATGGTAGTGATACTACTATTACATTTGTTGACGGTTCTGCAGTCGCAGGTGATTATGTAAAGTTGGTAGCAGATGGTACTAATTTTTATATAATTGGAGGACTTGGAAAAGTCGCTGCTGGTATAACAATCAGTTAATAAACAAAACGTGTTGGGGGAGCTTAGTGCTCCCCTGACATCGGAGTAATTATGCCAAGAAAAAAGAAAAAGAAAACAATGTTTGAAGCGGTCATAAAAGCTTTGAGGAAACCTCTTAAGATCAAATGACACAAGAACAATTATTAGAAACGGTCAAACAACAACATCCTAATCTGTCAGAAACTCAGATAAGGATATTTTTAAATACTGCTCTAAAAGAATTTTGCAGAAAGACAAGAGTACTAAATGGTACTGCAAATGTAAATACTGTAGCAGATCAAAGATATTATGCTCTATCTGATATAGACAGTTCCATATCAGAGGTTACCAGAGTTGATTATGATGGTTATGAAATACCTAGATTGGTAGGCATTCCAGAAAAAACGGATCTAACATGAGCGTAGACGCAAGAACAAGTGCATTAAAAAATGTCTGGTGGATAGAAAGAGATAAGCTTGGAATAGCTAAAGTATCTGATGCCGATACTAGTACAGATTATGTATCTCCATCAGAAGTTAAAGCCGTTACAGTTCACTTTGTTAAGCTTGATGAAAGTTTTATAGCAGCTGATACTGGTACTGGGATAGGAGTAACTGAATCTCCAGCAATACCAGAAGAGTTTCATGAAGCTTTAACATATTATGCAATAGCAAAAGGCTATGAGATGAAACCAGATACATTACAAGCTGCTACCTATTGGAGAGGTTTATGGAAAGAGCAGATATCCGAAGGTAAGAGATATGCAAATAAAGGCAGGGACGGAACAGGATATCATATTAGACAATACGATTATTAATGGATTATAAAACACAAATAGAAGATATTATTGGTGTAGTAGGAGATGATGCTCTTATAAGTAAATCTTTGACAAATGCAGGGTCTAAAATAATAGATGCTACTCCAATAGATAAATTAGTAGAGGCATCTAAAGATGCAGATATTACAAGTAGTGGGTATGATGTATCAGATAAAAAAGTAATAGAGGTTAGTAAAGCTGGTTATGTTGCTAGATTAGTGCCTTCAGGATCATCATCTAGAGCTACAGACTCTGGATCAATACATTATTCAGCTACAAGAGATCCAGTATTTTTTTACAAGGGAGAAAAGGTATTTGTATCGGATCATACTGGAAATACAAGTGGAACCTGCATTTTTGTTCCAAAGATACCAACATATGATGGAGCATCTGCAATAGATCATTCTAGTACTGGAGTTGCTAATTTTCCACTAGAAGGAGAGCCTTTAATGGTTCTAGGTGCGGCAATACTATGCTTACAAAGAATTATTTCAGATAGGTTAGCTACATTGAAAACCTATATACAAACTGATGAAGATTCAGAATTAGCTCAAGCAGAAACTTTAGAGATACAAGGAAATCAAACTTTATTAGCAAGTTTAAAAGCAGAATATGATCAGGGTATGCAGATATATCTTGGTTCAACAAATTAATAAACAAGCCCATTCACGGATCGTCAATCCTTAGGGCAGGAGGATAACATGGCAAAAAAGCAACACTTATCAGTACAAGAATCACTCAACTCAGCAGGGTTTGGTGGAGAATGGACAGTCAATTCAGCAGCAACTCATAGCGGAACATCAACTACAGACACAATACATTTAGATGTATCTAAGGCTGGTCAAATAGGAGTATATGCTGCAGGTGCTATATACTTTAATTTTTCTTCAACAACTACAGATTGTAATACAAGTAATGATCTTAAAATACCAGCAGAGACATTGGTATTTTTAACAGTTCCTCAGGGGCTTGGATCTACAGTATATTTTAATCATCTTGGTGTTGCGGCTGTTGCAGTAAGGGTAGTGGAGGTTTAGTATGATCACAAATTTCATGAGTTCAGAGGGAGGCCTTAAATCAGGCGGTACAATATCTGGCGATTTAACAATTACTGGAGATTTATCTGTAACTGGAAGTAGCTCAGTAACTTCAGATGAAGTATTACAAGGTACATCAATAATAGATGTCACTAATACAGAAGCCTTGCTTGTCAGAAAGAATGGTGATGGTGGTGATGTATTTGTTGTAGACACGACAAATGTCAAAGTGGGTATAGGCGGTCAAGCTGATTCATATTTGTATTTAGAT